CGTAAATTTCTGTAATACGTCCATCAGGTCGGGGATATTCATGCACTGGGTGATGCCAATGGTAGCCGTGCCGATGGTGGATTTTTTCGTAGAAGAAACTGATTCCGCAACCCCAATCAAATTTGTATCGTAGGCGCGTTGTGTTGTCTTGCCATACGCGTTCAATTTCTTCGCGCCAACCTTTTTCTAATACTTCATCAAGGTCTAGCGAAATGCAAACATCAATGTCACGCGGCAACAATGCTAATGCGGTATCACGGGCTTTATCAAATCGCCAAGGGCTAATGCAAATGTCGTGAACTACCGCGCCGTTTTCGATTGCCCTAGCAACCGTAGCATCGGTAGAACCGGTATCCGCAATTAGGATAATGTCGGCATCTTTAGCGGAATCGCAAAAACGATTTACAAATTGTTCTTCGTTTTTGCTGATTGCGTAAACGGCTATCTTTAATTTTCTTGTCATATTTTATATTTTGTTTATGTTGCTAATGCTTGCACCAATTCATCAATGCTTGTTGCCGCAGTTATAGCCGCTTCTTTTGCGGTGCAATCAGCAATAATTTTAGCCCGTTCTTCAATCACATCGGCGGGAATATTTACATTGCGTTCGGCTTTGCGAATAACCATCCAATCGGTTGCGGCCAACAAAGAATTAGCCGTAACTTTGGTTTGTGCAATGGCTTGTGATTTCAAGCCTTTGGTTGTCACGGGTTCTGTTGCGCCTTCAGGAGTTTCAGTCACATCCTCCAAAGCCTTTGGCGTATTGACATAAGTGCGAGTAACGACATTGCCAGTTACTTCATACTTGTCAAAAGTCACCCAATAAAAGCGTTGGTCTTTTTGTTCACCTTCAACCACTTCTAATGCACCTTGCTCAATAGCAAATGCGTGAGTAGGGTTTGATGTGTTTGGAAAAAGAATTGATAGTTCACCAACTTGGGTGACTTGTCCATTGGAAATTAAAGCAAACATTGTTTTCTCCTAGACCTCAACGGGCCAAACTGTACTTAAAAGGATTGGTTGCAAAGGCCATGTAAATGTATGTACCACCGCTTGCATTTGTGCTTGTGTCAGACCAACGAATCTTAAATCCATTTGACACCATGTCTAGCATTGAATAAGTTGCTCCAGCACCAGAAAGGTCTGCCGCCAAATATTCACCCACTACATTGGATGGGTTACGAGTTGCGTCAACAATTCCCCAATCGCCACCTGCTGAACTATCTGTTCGTTTCCAAAGGATGTATGCTGGTTTAAAGCCTGTGTACACGAATGGGCCGTCAGATGAGCCGTTACCAGTCCAACTACCAAATTTACTGTAACCTGATATTTCAGCAAAGCAGTAGGCGACCATCGTGTAGCCACTTCCGTTTCCGTCAGCATTTCCACCAAGGCTGAACACAGATGAAGTCGGTGCGGTATTGTTCCAATACAAACTATTTGTATAAGCCGCATCAGTCAAATTCAAGAATACAGTTTTGGTAGCACCAAGGGCTGAATGATATGTTTGCCAAGCACCTACCGATGAGCCTGTTCGTGTTTTGCAGATGACCATGCTTGGCGCAACACCCAAGCCATGACCAATGGTTGCCCCCGCAGTTCCATTGCCCGTATAAGTCACCACACTAAACCCACTTGTAGTGTTTGCGCTTACTGTTGAAGTGATAGAGCCTGCTGTGTTGCTTGAGCCAGAGCCGTTGGCTTTCCAGTTCCATGCAACAAAGTTATAACCATTGATGTTTGTGCCATTAGCACCACCAAGAGTAAATCCATCAGAACCCCAAGCGGTCAAACTGTTTGCATAAGTAACTTCTGCGTTTGTATTGTCAGTTTGAAGTGTTTTCAATACACCACGATTAATGTCAAACAATTGATGGTCATAACCTGCATTGCGGTCTTTAATCCAAGTGAAGTCAGGCTGAAAGCCAACACCAGTTACAGATTGCGTTGTGCCGTTGCCTGTATAAATTACTGGATTGAAATACTTACCCGCTTGCGTAGCCGTAGTCGCCCCAATCGTAGGCGTTGGCAAGTTCTGTGTGCAAAGTGCTTTGTAGCCACTTGGGGCTGTGTAGGCAAATGGGCGTTGACCAAAGTTTATTGAATAGGTCTGAGTCGCGCCACCACTTCCGTTGTTCAATGAAATCTGAATTGTTTTTCCAGAAATGTTTGTATTGAACGCAACACCTTGGCTTGTTCCATTCTTATAGAAAGTGACAGCGCCAGTATCCATGTCAAGCGCGACACCAATCACATCATTGGT